CAGGTGGCTTGAGGAGAAACTATAATGGCAGATGCCAATAGGGTACAAGTAAGTACTCTCGAAGAGAAAACGTGGGGTACTACCAATGCAGCGGTAGGAAGCATCTTGGTGAACGGCGCCGTTGCGGTTGGTGACACCACGGTATCGGTTGACGGAGACGATTCAACAGCGCTGACCGTTGGCGATACCTTCACTGTTGCGGGTGACACACAGGTCTACATCGTCAAGGTAGATGGTGGTGCAACTATAACTTTCAGCCCTGCTGCAAAAGCCACGTGGGCTGATGATGCTGCGATAACCACGAACAACTTCGTTGAGTTGCCCATAACGGGTGGCTCGATGAGCGAATCGCCCGATACGGTGCGGTCCTCGCAGCTTCGCTCCGATGCACAGTTGGCTGATATGAAGCGGACGGGAGTCGAGCCAACGGCTGCTTTCGACTTCGAGATGCAAGCGGACAATATTGACAACATATTGCGCGCTGCACTACGCAACTCTCCAGCCAATACGTGGTCGCATTTTCAAAAAACAGCCGCGACTGATACCGTAACGATAGCGACTGGTAAAACATATACTGCGGCTGCTGGTTTTTTTGGTGCGGATGATGCTGCCGCTAATGCGGCAATACCAAAAGGCAGTTGGATTTACATTTCTGGGTGTTCCGATGCGACGAATAATGGCTGGAAGCAGGTTTCTAAGACCACTGCTGTTACGGCCACCGTGCTCACTGTAGAGCAGACCTGCGTCGCCGGGTCCAATCAAGAGCCGACTTTTACCAGCTCACAGATCCGCAACGGCTCTGATCTGACCTCGTTCAGCCTCCAGATGGCGAATCTGGATATAGCCAGCACCTTCCGTCTAATCACAGGTGCTCGTATCACCGACTTCGGGCTGAATATTTCTAGCCAGTCGATCATCACAGGGAATGTCGGGTTCAGTGGCAAGCGAATGACTCGTCCCACCTCCGCATCTGGTGCTGGTAGTGTCACCACTGCTGCTGATGTCGATGTGATGAGCGAAGTCACCGCTTTCGACGGTTTCTGGATCGGTGGATCGGAAATAACGACCTACGAGATGGTTTCCGCTTCGCTGAATATCGCCACCGCTGCGCGGCCACAGGTAGGTCTGGGCAATCTGCAAAAGGTGGGGATGAACCTCGGACCTATTGATGTGACGGGTTCGGTAGAGTTTTATCTCGAAAGCGCTAACTACGCTACGCTTCAAGACTACCTCTTGAACTTCACCTCGTTCGAGTTTGGCTTTGCTCTAAGCGATGGGACGAATAGGTACTTCTTCCATATGCCACAGGTGAAGCTGACGAGTGAGCCGGGAACAGTTGGGGGCATCGATACGGATATGATGCTTTCTTTCGACTTCGCTGCCGATCCTGCGGATATCGGTGGGGTCACGAAGACGATACAGGTTTCAAGAGTAAGCTAATACCGTCCCCTGTAGTATGGCGGTACCGCTCGGTGGGGGATGCAAACAGGGTGCATTCCCCACCACCACCCTGTAACCCTGTAGGTGTAAGATGGATTTTAAAGCTCGTTACAAAACGGACAAAGATGCTGAGTCCGAAGGCGTATGGGAGGACATTGGCGAGGGGTTTCGCGTTAAGGTTGCGCGATCAAACAACCCACACCATCAGCGTGTCGCTGAGAATCTTATGCGTCCGTACCGCCGTCAGATAGCAAATGGAAGTCTGTCCAACGATAAGATGACCGAAATCACCGTAAAAGCGATGTCGGAAGCTCTATTGTTGGATTGGGAGGGGTTGGAGATTGACGATAAGCCTGTGCCTTACAGCCGTGAGACAGCTCATATGTTACTGACGGAGTACAAAGACTTCCGCGAGGAAGTGGCAGAACTGGCTCAATCGATAGAGTTGTTCCGCGCCTCGGAGATTGAGGAAGCGGAAAAAAACTCACCGCGCGCCTCAAGTGGGAAGGGTTCTGGAAAGACCACTTAGGCGCGATTCGGGAAGCGGAGGAAAAAGGGGAGCATCACCCCGCTCTCGCTAAAAAGCCAGAGATACATCCCGATCTTGCGAGTATCTGGATCGCGTGGTCGGCGTTGAACTCAAGTAGGACGATCATTGGCGGTATGGCAGCAGTGCCAGCCCCGCTCTCATTTCAAGACCTATACGCCTATGCTCAACTCTATGGCGTAGAAGACTTTGATCGATTCTTTCTACTGCTTAAAGCGATGGATGCAACCTATCTGGAATCCGCTATGAAGAAGTCGGGAACCGAAAAGGCCAAAAAGAATGACTGATGTAAGAGCCATTAGGCTGCTGGTAGCAGATGAGTCCCGCAGGGGGGTTACCTCTTTTAATACGGGGATGAATAAGGTTGGTCGAGCGGCTAGAAGAGCCACAGGCTCAGTAGATCGCCTATCCGCTTCAACCTTTCGCCTCGGCGGGGCATTGTCCGCTCTATCAGCCGCTCTCTCGGTACGCCAGCTTGTTCGTTATTCCGATACGTGGAAGCGCATCACTAACCAGTTGAAAGTGGTCGAGAAAGACACGACAGCAGTCGCTAGAGCACAGGAGAAGGTCTTTAATATCTCTCAAGACACGCGCCAATCCTTAGAGGGGACCACAGCCCTCTATACCCGTATGAAGCGCGCTCAAAACACACTTAAAATCTCCAGCGAAGATCTAACAACGGTTGTCACCGCAGTAAATAAAGGCGTAGCTGCATCGGGTGCCACTACAAAAGAAGCAGAAGCGGGTATTATCCAGCTTTCACAGGCTTTTATATCGGGCAAGCTGGCAGGGGACGAGCTGCGCTCAGTGATGGAGAATATCCCGATCATTGGATACGCAATGGCTAGAGGGTTGGGCATTGCAGAGACAGAGTTTAGGGAGAAGGCGAAGGATCTTAAGCCCGAACAATTGGTTAAGGGACTACTCAATTCGGCTAAAGATCTCGAAGATGCGTTCGGGCGTACCTCGGTTACCATCGGACAGTCTTTCCAGATGCTTGAAAACTCGGTGGTAAAGACGTTCGGACAGATGGATGAGATGATGCGATTGTCGGATCAGTTTGCGGAAGTAATGGCAAAACTGGGACGCAATATGAATACAGTTGTTGCATCGTTGGCTGCTGTGACGGGAGCATTATCTGCTTTAATGGCAGCGCCAGCGATTAAGGGGTTATGGCGACTTTTTATGATTTTCTCGCCGGGTGGGAAAGTCTTAAAAGGATTGACAATGATGGCTAAATTGGGCGGGGCTGGAGGTCTGGGTTATGCGGGGTATCAGATAGGTGAGGGGCGACCTGGGCCGGGAGAACCTAAAGGATGGCTGGATAAGACCTATCGAACAGGGTCATTTGAAACAAGTCCTTATATCGGACCACAAAACAACGATCAGTGGTCAATTTCTCGTCGCACTGGGACGTTCGATGTTTCTCGACGCGATATGATGCAAAGTGCTATGTCTCAGCTATCTAAGTTCCCCCGCGCGCTAGCTGAGACACTGAAAAGTGCTTTTAGTGCCGCAATAAAAGTCTTTGATCTGACCTATAAATATATCAGCGATGGATTTGCCCTTCTCGGCAACTGGATATATAAGGGGATGATAGAAGATACCATTCGGACTATACAGGGTCCACTTGAAAGCGCGATGGGCAAGTTGATGTTTATCGTAACGTGGCTCGAAAAGGTCATTTCATCTATTGGGTTTTTTGCAAGTGAAGCAGCGTCAGTGTTTTCGGATGTCGCTGCTGCTATGTCCGCTGCTTTTAAAGAGGAGATGGAGAAGGCACCCTATAAGGAAGAGGTGGAAGGTGGATTTGATAAGCTGACAAACGATCTATCCAACCTAACCACTAAATATACAAATGAGCTAGGGGGTGCAGTTGATAATATAACCAAACCGTTGGATAAGCTAGTAGATGATATTAACGAGGGTGCTGATGAAATAGCGAAGCGCCGCGCAGTAGGAGGTCCGCTGGCGCTGCCTAATTTTGACGTTGAAAAAGACGCTGGTTTTGATTGGGGGAATGCCTTCAAGAAAGGATATGAGGGACTCAACCTCTTAGGCACTGCACTTGAAGGAGTTAATCCCACATTCGATAAGGTGGTTACTGGGGTCAATGAGACAGTGACCGCTTTCGCCACAGGGGGTCCGCTGCTGGGATTGGCTGTGGGCTTTAACAACCTGTTGCACATTTTCGGAGTGGTGGAGTCGGAATCCGAAAGGCTTGCGCGCCAGCAGAGGGAAATGGTCGAAGCGCTAACGGAATCTGCTCACGCAAGTGAGCGCGCCGCGCGCTCCATAGAGAATTTTGCCAGATCGCTGACTGGACTGTCGAAAAGCGAGTTGGAGGCAGAAGCAGATTTTGGAAAAACTATTCGTGCCATATCTGGCCTTATATCCGTTACTGGCGATACGCTGGGCGATTTGTTTGGTGATGATCTGGGCATTGCCAAATTCTACGAACAACAAGAAGCAGCAAGGGAGGCACTGTCCCGCAATATAGAAATGGGCGGCAGAGTAGGGGGGCCACTCTATAGTCCTTTTGGTGGCGAGACGGTGGGCAGTAGGCGAGCAGATTTCTTCGCTGCATTTGAAACCGAAGAGGAGTTCTTAGAAGCTATTGGCCGACTTCGGGCGCGCTTCGATGACTTGTCTACCGTTTCCGGGTGGGATGCTGCCGTTCGCAATGTCAGAGACGCAGAAAGAGCATTAGCCAACTTCGGAGAGTTCATAGATGGGTCTTTTGAGGGAGCGCTAGAGAGCTTTCAGCACGAAAAATCGGTGCAGCGACCCATAGCGGGTGCGCTAGAGAGGCTGTTCACCACTGCGTTTGAGAATTTCGCTAGTTTTGACTTCGCTACTGGACGCTTCGCGGCAAAAGAAATCGCGGATCTTTCTCAGCGCGAAATCAATAGGCTGGAAGAACTTTTCGTAAACACCCGCCTCGAAGCGGCCAAAGAAGGGGCGAATAAGCTCATCGCTGGTTACCGTAGCCTCGCAGAGATGGAGGCAGCGGAGAAATTCCAAAGTGAAATAGTTCAAGCTCGTTCCACGTTATCGCAGGATTATCGTCGTGCGGGTGGTGATGTCTTTTTGCAACGCTCTGCTATCTCTGAGTTCAATGCTACGCTTAAGTCGATTAGAGAATCTATCACACTGGCGCGAGGACGGGCTGTCAGCGGGACAAGTGCTGCTGGTGGGACTGGTGGCAGCAGTGCATCGGGCAAGCGTGTCAACACGTTTGATCCAGTGAGGGGTCACCCCGCGTTTAATGTGGCTGGAGGTATCTCCGTCGATCTAAGCACTGGCGATAGGGTTGACATTACGCGCCACTCCTTAGACGAGTTCAATGAGATCTTTGACGGTCCAGTGATGGAAGGGACTGCTCGTCTGAATATAGACCTGTCGGGCGATGCTGTTGATATCGTCAAAAGACGCATTACGGATCTGGGAGATGTGTTGATGGGAGCCGTAATGGATCAAACAGCGATCTTCCACCTCGACCTTTCTGCGCCTTCGGGAAGAGGGTGGGGTGGGCGTGTCGATATCACCAAATACAGCATCGATGCGCTGAATGAGGTCTTTTCGGGGCCGGTGATGACGCAGATCGCTAAATTCGAGCTGGATATGACGGCGAATGATCGCGTCACGATACGTCGAAAGATGATCAATAAGCTGGATGAGGTCTTTGACTTTAGCTGGAACCCCCACGAACTCACTACGATACCAATAGGCGAAACGACCAGTATTGATAAGCGCTCCATAAATAGCCTAGATGACCTATTGCGCTTTGACTGGGGTAGTCCTACGGAGATCCAAATAACCTCATCTAACAGTAAGATCGGCCAATTGTCGATAACCAGTTTGGCTGATGTAGTGCGCTTCGAGTGGTCGGGTGTCACTGATATACCCATCAACGCATCTAATAGCACCATAGGCGCACGATCTGTGAACCGATTAGATGAGGTTTTGCGTTTCGACTGGGTATCATCGACTCCGATACCTGTCAGCTCTTCCAATAGCACTATCGATAAGCGCTCTGTGAACACATTAGACGAAGTACTGAGCTTCAACTGGGTTGCGCCTGTGAATGTGCCTATATCGGGGAATGTTACTATCCAGAAGCAGAAAATCAATCGACTGACCGATGTCTTCGACTTGTTGGATATAGCTCCGGTCAATCTTGCGGACTTTGTGCAGATGGAGGTGAGTCCGTTCGATTTCTTCTTTAAGCTCGGCGACCAGGCCGAAAACATTAAGGTCGCTATTGAGACGGTCTTTACAGGAATCGCTCAAGACGCAAAGGCAACAGTGCCTCTGGCCGAGTTGGTGAATTTCGACTCAGCGGATCTTAAGTCTTCACTGTTTACTGCAATAGATGAAGGATTCTCAGATGGTCAGGTTCTCGGAGGATTAAGAGGAGAGATCATTGTTGAAGGTCCAGGTTAATAAAAAACAGACAGAGATAGCTAATGGCTGATACCGTATCAATGGCGTATTCATCGACAACGATAGAAATCACTGCACCCGATCACCCCGAAACGTGGCGGGAGGATCTGCAACAGGTGCGCGCGCGCGCTATGGGAGGTCGTGTGGTCGCAGTGACCCGCTCTGCCAGCACCCTCAAGCAGCCTGTGCTCACGTGGACGAATATGAGTGACGCGAATCATAACACGCTCACCTCTTTCATCTACACCACTGTATCGGGTAGTGCCAACCAGTTCACGTTTACGGAATCATACTCCACTGGATCGAATGTCACCTACAACGTCAAGTATCTGGGTGGACTCGAAAACGCCAAATCTACGGCGTATGACTCGTGGAACGTCACGCTTAACCTCGCAGTAGTGTAATGCCTAAGACGGTAACCTCTCAGGTCAATGACAACCGCTTCCTCGACGCGGTAAACCTCGTATGGTTGGTCGAAGCGACCTTCGATCAGTTCGGGGTTTCCACGATCACGAAGCGATATGGTTCACGCGCCATCACCATAAGCTCAAATGCCTATGAAGACAGCATAGCGGCGAATGGGTTGGAGTTGGGGATGAACACGGTGGCAACGCGCGGGGGGCTGGCCGCTATTGCCTCGTTGTCGCTAAAGCTACGGGACGAGGAAGCAATCTCTGAGCTGGCTGATACCTATATCCTCCAGAATGACGAGATGGTCTTTTATGTGGCTTTTATCGATGGGTCGCAGTCTACTGCCAACAATGTTGAGATCGCGCGCGGCATCATTGAAACGCATTCAGCGGCGAATAACGTCTGGAACATTCGCTTAAAGGATGCTTCGAAGACGCAGTTAATAGCCATCCCCAGTAAGCTGGTAGAGCCTACAAAGTACCCCAATGCGTACGAGTTTGGGCAAGTGGTTCCGATTGCATTTGGGAACCTCAATGTCGGTCCTACGGATGGAGCAGGGGTAGCGGTAGCTCTCGCTCCAGTGCGTATGACGGATACCTTTGAGTTGCAGGGGACCGCAGGATTCTACAACACGACCAACAGCACAGCCTACCAGTGGTATGCTCAGACGAGTGCTTTTGCGGAGATCATAGGGACCAGCCAAAGCGCAGAGGTGCTGACGCTGGCTGATCCCTCTCGTAAGATGATCCTTCGTCCTACGCGCCCAAAGACGAGCAACGACATAACAGGATGGAAAGCGGTAGCGGACGGAGATACGAGCGCTGGTGT